TGGCTTGGTGGTACTGCAATTTGGGATAATGAAGGTAAAAATATAGATCGTTATTGTAATTACATAGGTAATCGTGTTCTGATTTTTCCTGCTCAAAATAATCACCAAGCAATGCCAGTATCTAAGTTTTGTTATGAATTACGACCTGTTGTTGTATTCAAACTTTTTGTTGGTGATATGAATTTAGTGGAGGATCCTAATAGTGACAGACTCGACTTCTATAAAGATTGAGTATCTACGAAGTTTAGGTAGCATGGAGGTATCCCATTCGGGGGAAAGCTTGTTTGACCATCTCTTTGGTGTACAGAAGAATCTAAGAGATATGGGAGCTCCAGAATACTTACAGGATGCTGGATTGTTTCATTCTGTATATGGAACAGCTATATTTAAACATCAATCTACCACTGATAGAGATAAGGTGAGAGAACTTATAGGTGAACAGGCAGAGGAAGTAGTGTTTACGTTTGGTTCCATACCCAAACCTAGACAGAAAAATATACTTGCAATGAAACCATCTCAATTGAGACATGACCTGCTCACCCTTAATTTAGCAAATCAAGATCAGATGGATGACAGGAGGCTTAAGAAATTCGATGTATGAATTAAAGGATTATCTCAAAGCAATTAACCAAACCAAAGAACCTTTACTGGACAGCGAGGATGAAGATTGGAAAAAGAAATACGCCCCATTTATTGTTAACAAGTGTTTAGCACCATTTCCAGACACCATATTGTTAGTTAACGAAATTAACCAACTACATCATGTAGATAAGAAACTGCAATTTGATTTTTTACTAAATAGTCTTAGAGCACGCAGTCGGTATGCTCCTTGGTTGAAGGCGAAGAAATTAAAAGACTTAGAATATGTAAAAGAGTTTTATGGATATGGTAATGCAAAAGCAAAGTCTGCACTCGATTTGCTGTCTGACGAACAGCTTTCCATCATAAAACAAAAATTAAATAAAGGTGGAAGAAATGGAAGAAGTTAATTGGAAGCAGGATAGTATGCTTGAGGTGGTTCTCAAAGAACCAGATGACTTTTTAAAAGTCAGAGAGACCTTATCCCGTATTGGTGTAGCCTCCCGAAAAGAAAGAAAGTTATTTCAGTCCTGTCATATACTACATAAACAGGGACGGTATTTTATTGTCCACTTCAAAGAGCTGTTTGCATTAGATGGTAAACATGCTAACTTGACAGAGAACGATATTTTTCGCAGAAATACAATTGCAAAATTGCTATCAGATTGGGGATTGGTGGACGTTGTTGCACCAATTCTAGAAGAAGAGCTAGCACCATTGAGTCAGATTAAGGTACTATCCTTTAAAGAAAAAGATGAGTGGACGTTAGAAACTAAATATAATATCGGTAAGAAAAAAGAGGATTGACTTTTCTTACCTAACTGTGGTACTATTACATTATGAGATTTTATACCAATGTTGTCCAATGGGGCAACCAACTACTAGTTCGGGAAATTAATAACGGAGAACGTAGGGATTTTCGGTTGAAGTATCAACCTACCCTATATGCGAAAGTAAAAGATCGCACTCCGTATAAAACCCTTCAAGGTGATTACTGTACTCCTATCAAGCATCCTTCTATCAAGGAGGCTAAGACATGGGTAGAACAGTACAAAAATCAACCTAATCTAATTTACGGAAATACTCAATACGCATACTCGTATATGAACGAGTCGTATGATGACCCTTGTCCTTGGGATAAGGATGATATTCTTATTGTCACAATTGACATTGAAGTGAAATGCGAAAATGGGTTTCCGAATCCAGAACAAGCACAGGAAGAAATGCTATCCATTACTATGAAGAACCAACAATCTAAAAAGATTATGGTTTGGGGTATTGGTGAGTTTCAAAATGATCGTCCTGATGTAACTTACATCAATTGCGAAAGTGAAGTACATCTCTTTAAAGAGTTTCTTGTCTTTTGGGAAAAACATCATCCTGACATTATAACTGGTTGGAATACAGAGTTCTTTGATATTCCATATATTTGCAATCGCATAAAGAACTTGTTCGGTGAGGATGAACTGAAACGTCTATCCCCTTGGAAGAGTGTTCAGATGCGTGAAGTCTATCAGATGGGTAGGAAGCATCAAACCTATTCTATTATGGGTATCACTGGTTTAGATTATCTCGATCTTTACAAAAAGTTCACATACACTAATCAGGAACGGTACACCCTAGATCACATTGCAAAGGTGGAGTTGGGTGAAAGTAAAGATGGTAATCCATTTGAAACTTTCCGTGAATGGTATACCAAAGATTATCAATCGTTCATTGAATACAATATTCAAGACGTTGAGATTGTTGATAAACTAGAAGACAAGATGCGTCTAATTGAACTTGCCCTTACGATGGCATACGATGCAAAGGTAAACTTTGTAGATGTGTTAGGTACAGTTCGGTATTGGGATATTCTGATACACAATTACTTAATGAAGAAGAAGGTTGTTATCCCTCAGAAGAAAGAGGGTGAAGAAAAGTACGGTAAGTTTGAGGGTGCGTATGTAAAAGACCCTCAAGTGGGTATGCACAAGTGGGTTATGTCGTTTGACTTGAACTCACTATATCCTCACCTTATCATGCAGTATAACATCTCACCAGAAACTTTGGTGAATGGTGGTGCAAAACCAGTAGATGGTATGGTAGACAAGTTACTTAAAGGAAAAGCAAAGAATGATACAGAATATTGTATGACACCAAATGGTGCATTCTTTCGCAAAGACATTCGTGGATTTCTACCAGAATTAATGGAGACAATGTATAATGATAGAGTCAAGTATAAGAGACTTGCTCTCGAAGCTAAACAAGAGTATGAAGACAGTGGCAACAAAGATATCCTCAAAAAGATATCCCGTTATGACAACATCCAAATGGCAAAAAAGATATCGCTCAATAGTGCGTATGGTGCAATTGGGAATAATTGGTTTAGGTATTTCGATTTGTTGGTTGCTACTGCAATTACAACATCTGGCCAGTTATCTATTCGGTGGGTTGAAAAAAGTCTTAACATATATCTTAACAAATTGCTCGACACTAAGAACCATGATTACATTTTGGCAGCAGATACCGACAGTGTATACGTCAGTTTTGACAGATTGGTTAATAGCGTCTTTAAAGAGGGAACAGAGACTTCAAAAATTGTTACCTTCTTGGACAAAGTTTCAAAAGATAAGCTGGAACCACATATTTCTAAGTCTTATCAAGAGCTTGCTAAAGTAACTAACGCCTACGAACAGAAGATGGAAATGGGACGTGAAGCAATTGCTGACAAAGCTATCTGGACTGCTAAAAAGCGTTATATTCTAAACGTCTATGATATGGAAGGTGTGCGGTTCAAGGAACCACACTTGAAGATTATGGGTATTGAAGCAGTCAAGTCTTCGACCCCTGCCCCATGTCGAGAGAAGATTAAAGAAGCTCTGAAGATTATTATGGACGGTGATAGTAAACAGTTGAATAACTTTATACAAAATTTCCGTGATGAGTTTATGTCTCTTCCACCAGAAGATATTGCATATCCTCGTAGTTGTAATGGTATTCAGCGATGGAGTGGTGATTCTCAGTTGTTCAGGAAAGGTGCCCCCATCCATGTCAAAGGTGCCATCCTTTACAATCACTTAGTTGAAAAGAATAAACTACAGGACAAATACCCTATCATCCAGAACGGCGATAAGGTTCGGTTTCTACATTTGCAGCAACCAAATATATATCAGTCATCTGCCTTTTCTTTTATAACTTCAATGCCAAAGGAACTTGACATTTTTGGTAAAATAGATTATGATACACAGTTCGATAAGAGTTTTGTAGAACCTCTTAGATTTATTACAACCAAAATCAATTGGTGGATTGATGACTCGTATGGAACTCAGGGGACTTTAGATGGATTCTTCTAATATGATGATAAGCGATTCTTACATACGACTATACGAAGGTGCATTAGACAAGTCATTCTGTGATGGTCTAATCTCACAGTATGAGTCTACCCTTACCACAGAAGCAGACAAAGTGAAGAGTCTGTCCCTATGTTTTCGTCCTGATGGTACGAAGTTATGCGGAGCATGTAACTGCACTCGTATGAATACTATGGAGCATGATGGTTTCGAGGCGTACAATGCGACTCTATTGGACACGTTTCAAGGTTGTATTATGCAGTACTTGAAGGACTGTCGTATTACCAAGAAGATGTTTCCTGATCCAAAGACATGGGGATGGGAAGAGTTTAAGGTGAAGCGGTATCGTGTTGGAGAAGGTGGACCGAATGACGAGCAGTTCAAGGATCATGTTGATGTAAAGAGTCATGCTGAAGCGAAGCGTTATCTAATTATAATGGCGTATCTCAACGAGGACTTTGATGAAGGTGATACACAATTCCCTCATCATGGTGTATCGATACCCCCGAAGACAGGTAGTATTCTTATCTTTCCCCCTCTATGGACACACCTTCACAGAGGGATGCCTCCTATTAATGGAACAGCAAAATATATAACGATGACATATTTGAATTACACAGACATGATAAAGGTGGACTATAAATGAATGATTTAGATAAGTTATATGATATATTAAAAGCAAGTGCAGATCAAACAGGACTTCCTGTTCTGAACTCTTCACAGTTTATTTCTCTTACTGAAGAATATGGTAGAGAAAAGTTTCGTACCTGTCTTGCAGATTATATTACTAAAGAGAAACCCCCATATCCTCTAAAGAAGTTTGAACAAGAGAAAGTAGTCAGGAACTTCCATAAACTTAAACAAGCAGATTGGACTAAGTTTATTATGTCATCTGACAAAGAGGTTCTGGAAAAGTACGATGATTATAATTATCCATATAGTAAGTATGGGTTAGGTGTCATTGATGGACCTAGTACATTCAGTTATTGTTCAGATTCATTTATGAATGATTTAAGAATGTCTTGTGGTTCATATGGTTTCAAGTCTCCTGTAACAAGATGGAATGATGGTGATAATATATGGGGTGCATTAGGACCTATTTGGAGAGGTGTTAACGATTCCAAAGTACTGAGCAGAGATGTGTACACCATGGCTTTTCGATTGGGTACATATATTGCTACACAGTTCAAACCTATTGTTGCAAAGACTATCTACGAGATGTGTAATGCAAAAACTGTATTGGATACTTCAATGGGTTGGGGTGATAGACTGACTGCTTTCTATGCGTCTAATGCTACACATTATATCGGTTGTGACCCTAATCCTAATACCTTTGCACGATATAAGGAAATGATTAAGTTCTATGATAAGCTGACAGGTGGAAAGAAAACAACACAAATTTATAATTGTGGTGCAGAAGATTTACCTTGGGAAGATATCAATAATGTAGATTGTGCATTTACATCACCACCATATTTCTCTACAGAGAGATACAACGAAGGTGGAGAGAAAGAAGAACTACAGTCATGGGCAAAGTTCAATGAGTATGACAAGTGGAGAGATGAGTTCTATCTTCCAGTAGCACATAACAGTTTTAAATCTCTTAGTGATAATGGTGTGCTGATGGTAAATATTCTTGATCCAAAAATCAAAGGAAAACGCTACAGGAGTGGTGACGAAATCGTAGAATCTATGAAGGATAATTTCATGGGACAGATTGGTATGAGAATCATGCAACGTCCACAAGGTAAAGCAGTTTTCTCTGATGAAACTGGTAAATTTGATAAAGATAAAATGAACGAATTTATGAAGAAGGTATATATAGAAAACATCTGGTATTTTGGTAAGAATAAAAATTTAGATATTATGTCTGCTACTAGACGTGGAACACTAGAGGAGTTTTTTTAATGGATCTAAATGATTTAACACCTGTAGAAGAACACAATGGTATACTCTATAAGAGAGATGATATGTATTCTCCTTATGGGGATTTTGTATCTGGTGGTAAGGTGAGACAGTGCCGTGATTTAATCTTATCAAACATGAAACATATACAAGAGGACTGCGACAATACTATTGCAACTGCGGCATCTATTGCATCACCACAGTCTGTCATTGTGTCCAGAGTTGCAAAAGAGTTTGGAATGAAATCCATCATAGGATTTGGAAACACTACAATAGAAAAAGCAAAGAAACAAAAGGCTATGTTGTGGTGTGAAGAAATGGGTTCAGAGTTAATAGTATTGAGCAAGAGTCAAGGTTTTAATAATGTCTTGTATGCCAATCTTGATAAGTTGCAAAAGGAAAGAAAGTTTTTTAAGGTTCTGTTTGGTTACGCTGTAACAAATAACAGGAGTTCGATTATTGGTAGGATTTCAGAACAGGTACAAAATGTTGATTGCGATACTTTGTATGTTCCACTAGGAAGTGGAATGACGTTTACTGGTATCCTAGAAGGAGTTAAACAATACAACAAGAAGTTTAAAGTTGTAGCGTTACAACCATTTGGATATGACAGAAGGAAAGAAATTCATTCTAATCTATCTCAAATGACTTGGGAATATGATTACGAATATCATATGGGAAAATACCCATACCACAAATTGCATAAAGTAGATGCTGGATTTGATATGGATATGATCTACGAGTCGAAGGCATGGGAAATGATGAAAGAACAAATCAACATTTCAGAAAAATCCTGTTTTTGGATTATCGGAAACAGTAATTCTATTCGTTAGGAAAAGGAAGTATAAGTAAGTATGAAGGATTATCACACTAATTCAGATAAAGTAAGAGATTTTATGACATCATTTGATCAGGAAATTAAAAAGAAACCTGATTGGCCTGAAGAGGATGTTATAAATTTAAGAATTGAATTGATTGACGAAGAATTTAAAGAATTGAAAGAAGCTGTTTATTCTAATGACGGTACAATTACAGATGTTGCAGATGCGTTAAGCGACATACTTTATGTGACATATGGGATGGCACATTCATTCGGAATTAACATTGACGAATGTTTTAGGGAAGTTCATGTATCTAACATGAGCAAATTAGGAGAAGATGGAAAACCCATCTATAGAGAGGACGGGAAAGTAATTAAAGGTCCAAACTATAGTCCCCCTAATTTAACAGAATATACAAAAGGAGAAAAGACGTGAACGACAAGGGTGAAATTGATGCACCAGAGCAGTCTGGTGTTATTGCAGAACCATATATGGTTGGGTACAATGAAAATTATTGGAGAACCATAGGTAAGATGGTGGGTATGCGAGTTCTGTATACCTGTATACATATATTTAACACCTATATGATAACAGGAAGTTTGGTTACTGGACTAAAAGTAGCAGGACTAGCATTCTTTATAAACCCTGTTATCTATTGGTGTCATGAAAGATCATGGAACATGTGGCAGTGGGGTAGGTTTGAAAGTACTAAAGCTAAATTTACCGAAGGATTTAGACGTAGTATTGGGAAAGATGTAACGTGGAGAGTGGTAATTTCTATCTCTAACTTTGCACTTCCTTATTTCGTAACAGGTAATTTCGGTGCAGCACTTGCAATCTTTGGATTTGCAACTCTAGTTAATATGACAATTTACTTTGTCTATGAAAGGGTTTGGAATTTCTTTGGTTGGGGTCGTCAAATAAAGGAGACATAAGATGTATGAATATAGTTGTGCAATAACAAGAGTAGTTGACGGTGATACAGTTGACGTAGACATTGATTTAGGATTCGGTGTCTGGATGAGGAAACAACGTATTCGATTATATGGTGTAGACACACCAGAAAGTCGTACAAGGGATTTGGTAGAAAAGAAGCATGGGTTTGCCGCAAAAGAATTTGTACAGTCATATCTTCCAGTTGGTACTACTCAAACCCTAAGAACAAAGTTAGATGATCGTGGTAAGTTTGGACGTATTCTAGGTGAGTTTGTTGCATTTGATAGTGTTAATGATAGACAATCAACTGTTAACGATTTGTTAGTAAGTAATTATCATGCAGTCCCTTATTTTGGTCAATCGAAAGAGGACATCGAAGAAGGACATTTGGAAAATAGGAAGAAGGTTAAGCTATGAGTGATTTCTTAAAGAATGTAGTAAAGGATGTTGGTAATGAATATGCATCCTTGGTCGAAGATGGTGTAGAAGCAGGAGATGTGGTCAGTTTCATTGACACAGGATCATATATCTTCAATGCTTTATTGAGCGGTAGTGTTCATGGGGGGTTGCCTGCAAATAAAATTACAGCACTCGCTGGTGAAAGTGCCACAGGCAAGACCTACTTTCTTATGGGGATTGTAAAGAATTTCCTAGACCAAAATCCTGATGGTGGTGTGGTATATTTTGAAAGTGAATCTGCACTTACAAAGGATTTGATAACCAAACGAGGGATCGATCCCAAACGTATGGTTATCATGCCTGTCACTACAGTGCAAGAGTTTCGCACACAAACATTGAAGGTTTTGGATTCATATCTTTCACAAGATGATTCAGTCAAGAAACCTCTATTCCTATGTCTTGATTCACTAGGTATGTTGTCTACTACTAAAGAAGTAGAAGATACAGCTGACGGTAAAGAGACAAGAGACATGACACGAGCTCAAGTGCTAAAGGCAGCGTTCCGTGTCCTGACTCTGAAACTTGGTAGAGCAAAGGTTCCTATGGTTGTCACCAATCATACTTACGAGAGTATGGGTCTGTTCTCTACTAAGGAGATGGGTGGTGGATCAGGGTTGAAGTATGCTGCATCTAGTATCATCTATCTGAGTAAGAAGAAAGAGAAAGATGGTACTGAGGTTATCGGTAATATCATCCACTGCAAGAACCACAAGTCTCGTTTGACTGTTGAGAATAAGATGGTTGATGTTCGACTTCTGTATGAACAGGGTTTGGATAGACACTACGGACTACTGGAACTTGCCATTAAATATGATATCTTTAAATCGGTGAGTACTCGTATCGAACTTCCAGATGGTACTAAGACTTTTGGTAAGACTATCATCAACGATCCTGAGAAATATTTCACAGAAGAAGTGATGGCACAGTTAGATGAAGCCGCTGGTAAGGAATTTCTTTATGGGTGAAGCCAAGAGAAAAGCAGACAGCATCAAAAATAAATATCAGTATGTTACTAATGCAGATGGATCAGGACAAGCAATCGGTATTACAGATAATGGTATGTATGATGGTGTAATTTATCGTTACGGAAAAGTAACCTTTGGTAAAGAAACTACCAAAGGGAACTTGCCTTTTCGGTTTGAGTATGATATATTAGACCCTGTTAAATTGAATCAGGAAGATTTTGGAGATGACTTCTTTAATCTTATTGGTGATATATTAGTTGATATTATAGACGAAAAAGTGGAGACTCAGGAAATTGGTTACAACAGCACAAACGATTGAACGAACAGCATTAACGCACCTTGTGAACAATGAAGAATATGCCCGTAAAGTGCTACCCTTCATCAAGGTTGATTACTTTGCAGACAGGGTTGATCGTACAATCTACGAAGAGATTTCTAAATTCGTAGATAAATACAATAAGATACCTACCCAAACCTCTTTAGAAATTGAAGTTCAATCCAGAAAAGATTTGAATGGAGATGACTTTGCAAAAGTTATAGAAGTCATTAAGAGTCTGGAACCAACTAAAGTAGATTTTGATTGGTTGGTTGATACGACTGAACAATTCTGTAAGGATCGAGCAGTATACAATGCTATCGTTGAAGGTATTTCTATCATTGATGGAAAAGATAAAAACAGAGATGCAGATGCTATTCCTAGTATCCTAACAGATGCACTTGCAGTAGGATTTGATAATAGAGTTGGACATGATTATCTAGAAGATACACAAGAACGATTTGATTATTACCATACGATTGAAAAAAAGATTCCATTCGACTTGGAATTCTTCAACAAGGTTACGAAGGGTGGACTACCACCTAAGACACTAAACATTGCACTCGCTGGTACAGGTGTGGGTAAGTCCTTGTTCATGTGCCACGTTGCTGCTAACTGTCTATCCCAAGGTAAGAATGTTTTATACATCACATTGGAAATGGCAGAAGAACGTATTGCAGAACGTATTGATGCGAACTTGATGAATGTATCTATTGATGATTTACATGAATTACCGAAACAGATGTTTGATGATAAGATTAATGAAATTATTAAGAAGACTTCTGGTAAGTTGATTGTCAAAGAGTATCCAACAGCATCAGCGCATACCTCACACTTTAGAGGACTTATCAAAGAACTTGCAATTAAGAAGACATTCAAACCTGATATTATCTTTGTGGATTATCTGAACATATGTGCTTCGTCCCGCTTCAAAGGAGCACAAAATGTTAACTCTTACATGTATATCAAGTCGGTTGCAGAAGAACTTAGAGGACTGGCGGTTGAAACAAATGTTCCAATTATGTCGGCAACACAGACCACTCGATCAGGTTTCACCTCTACAGATATTGGTCTTGAAGATACGTCTGAAAGTTTTGGTTTGCCTGCGACTGCCGATTTCATGTTTGCACTCATTAGTAACGAAGAACTTGAAGAACTGAATCAGATTGCAGTTAAGCAACTCAAGAACAGGTACAATGATCCTACCACTAACAAACGATTCGTTCTAGGTATCGACAGAGCTAAGATGCGACTGTATGATGTGGATGCATCAGAGCAGTCTGGTATTGTCGATAGTGGACAGGTTGAGGATGTAGTGGTGTTTGATAAGACAGATTTCAATAAATACGAGGATTTTAAAGTTTAATTGAAAAAAGGCTTGACAAAACATGACCTAGCTGTTATGATCTATGTATGATAAAGAATGACTT